CGCGCGAACAACCCTCGGAAAACCTGGTTGGAAGGACCCGCGACTCATCGCGCCGATGCAAGAGCCTTCGCCAGGCTCGTCTCGAAGTGCTTCATGAAGGTCCGCTCGACTGCTTCGCCACCGATGCGGTCGATGGGGAAGCGTGGCTGGTAACGGGCAGGGCGGTCGGCCACCAGGAAGTAGGGGAACAGCTGCTCACGACTGCGGCGATAGATGCCCGGAGGCAGGCTGGGGTTGTTGCGAGGCTGGCCCACGAAGAAACCACCTCGTGCCGAACCAGCCAGGCCAGCCTGGATGCGCTTGATAGTTGCCAGGCTCACGTTGCCTGCGGCATCGAGCTTGACGAGGCCCGTGGGCACCAGCTGCGAGCCAGCGGGGATTCGTGCGGTGCTGGCCACCTCGCTGAGGAATTTGCGCTCAAAGCCCTTCTGTCTGCGCTGCCCACCCTGGATGCCGTACTGCAGGTAACGCGCACGGTCGCGGCCCTTGCCTGCCTCAGCGAACACGATGGCCTCCAGGTTGCGCTTGCTGCTGCGCTGCACGAAGAAGGCGTTCTGCGTGAAGCGGGTAGGGCTAGCGAAGTAGCGGGTGGTGGATGTGTTCAGGGCAGTGCGTGCATCGAACGCGGACTGGTTGAGCGCGACGGATACAGCGAACGGCAGCTGACGATCCATGCCCTGCACCCAGCGTGTCGCCAAGGGGAGGGTGCTCTGGATGTCAAGTGTGAGCGTGGCCATAGCCACAGGGTAGGGCTGGGCCCGGTTACGAGGCCATCGAAAAGGGGTGAACAGGGCCGTTCCTAAGTTCCCCTGTTCCTAAGTTCGCCTTAGGAGTCAGGAAAACCCCCCAGGGGCTGTATATACCCCCTCTCTCCCCTTTATTTATTACTCTATTACTAAGGTAGGAATAGTAGGAACTAAGAACAAGCCTTGCGCCACGGGCGTTCTGATGTTCCTACTGATTTTCGCCTTGTAGGAACACCCAGAGCAGCCGGCCATCGACGCGGCGGCGTTCACGGCGGTAGCCGAGGTCCTTCAGGATCGAGCTCACCTGCATCTGGTCACCCCTGGTTTGCCGCTCGACGGGTTTGTTGATCGCCTCGGTCAGCAGCACGGTGGTGGTGATGGCCTTGTGGCTGTTGATGGGGGTAGCGAGCCAGGCTTCGATGGGGTCTTTCCAGGGCGACTCGACTAGGTAGCCAGTGTTCTCATCAGCGACGCGCTGCTCCAGGTCAGCGGAAAGGATGTTGGTTTCGCCGGCCTTGTAGGCGGCAACGGCAGCGGACCAGATCGCATCGCGCTCCATGAGGAGATTGGGCACGTCGATGGGTCGGGCCAGGGTGCAAGTGACGGGGATGCACCAGAAGCGGCGGTTGCCGGTGTCGTCGGCCAGGAAGCCGCTGTCGCGGTTGGTTGAGCCGACGATGATGCAGCGACGGGGGAAGGCTTCAGTGGCCTTGCCGTAGGGCACGCGGAACAGGTCGGTGGACTGGCTGAGGAATGCCTTGATCTGGCCGGCGTGTTTCTTGGAGGTGATGTGATCGAGCTCGGCCCACTCCATCAGCCAGGAGCGGTGGAGCACCATCAGGTCGTCCTTGGAGCTGATGTCCCGGAGTGCATCTGAGAAGAACGGGCCGCCGAGTGCGGACCAGAACGATGACTTGCGAGCACCCTGGTCACCCATGAGCACGCAGGCATGGTCGTGCTTGCAGCCAGGTTCGAAGATGCGGCGCACGGCTGCGATCAGCGTGCGCTTGAGCATGTGGTCGTAGAGGGTCGGCTCAGTGATGGAGGCATCACAGGGCCGGAGGTAGGTGGATGCGAGCCGGTCGATGTAGGTGGGCTTGACGGTGGCGGCGACGTGTTCGAGGTAGAGGCGAACGGGGTCGTAGGGGTTTTCGTGGGCCACCTTCACGAGGCAGTCCAGGGCCATTTCTTTAGAGACCTTGTAACCGTCTTCCGCGAGCTGGAGGTAGAAGCGTTCGATGCCTTCGGCTACTTCTCCGCGGATCTCGATCTGTTGAGTGAAGACGTTGTAACGAAACCGAGGTGAACCATCCCTGGCGGGTTCACGCAGCATGTCGAGGAGCGTTGGTGCCTCGACCTTCTGGAGCTTGCCGTCGTCTGCGGGCCTGGTAGGCGCGTCATCGTGGGCCGCTGCGGGCTTGCTGGTGGTGAGGGGTTTAATCGAGCGTTCTGGTTGCCAGCCATCGGCCTTGGCCATGGAGCCGAGCGCGGCGATGGAGTAACCGGCCCCGGCGGTGAAGGATCGCCATTTGCGGGCGCATTCACCGCGTTGGAATTTGCCGGAGTGAGCTGACCAGGCCTCCCAGTCTTCGAGAAGTGCGTCGTCACCAACGGAGTGGAGGGCCATGCCGACTGCGAGCCAGTCGTCGTAGTCATTGGCGCGGGCGGGGGAGAGTGCATCAAGGTAGACGCGTGCCCAGTCGGTTTCGGAACGATCGGAGCGGCGAGAGCGTGGCGGCGGCAGAAGCGGCTGCTGAGGTTCGGGTGGCTCCTGGGGCAGCATCTGCTCGATCAGTGCCAGCGGAGCTTCGGCGAGAGGCAGATCAGCGGGGCTGCGGCCCCGTAGCCAGCGGTATGCACCAGTGATCGGGTGAGCACCGGCGACAACGGATTGACAGCCAGCCCAGCGGAGTTCGAGCTGCTCGGGCTTGCCTTCCTCGTCGTGCTTACCGGTCTTGAACTTGCGGGTGCGGATATTGGGCCAGAACTCCTCAGGGACGCGATAGATGATCTGAAGGCGGCCATCACGGCCGGAGGTGACGGCCCAGGACTTCGGCAGGGAGCGCAGGGGCGTGCCGAGCTTGTCGAGGATCTCACCGGCGGAGATGCCGTCGTGGTCAACGAACAGCAGGCCACCAGATTGCGGGCCAGCGATGACACCAATGGCTACGGCACGGCCGGCGGTGATCTCCTCAGCGAGCTGTTCACGGGTGAGAGGGTGTTTCTGCCATTCGGATTGATAGGGGCGTTTGCCGTGTCCAACGGCGACAAAGCCCCACTCCGCAGGCAGTGCCTGGAGCTGTTCGATCAGGGAAAGCATCAGTGGTGATCCGAGCGTGGAAAGGATGACGGGTGTTGTGCAGCGCGACCGTCAATCGAGGTAATTGTGAAGGCATCGGCAACTGAGCGTGCAACGCCGGCGATGCCTCCAGCCGCGCGTACAGCACCAAGCCAGGCATGCTGGGCTGGCGTGAGGCGACCGGTGGGGGTTTTGACTTCCACGCTGGTGAACACGGCGATGCGTTGCCCGACCATGTCGGGTGTCACCACGAGCGTCCGCCAGCCGATGAGGTCTGCGGAGCCACGCGCGAGGCCGAATTGAACGGGCCGACCGGTGCGTGGGTCGGGAAGTTGACCGACCTGGTTGCGGAATAGGCGCAGATCGGCGTGCATGCCGACGGCGAGGCGGATGCGCTGCTGGAGATCGGTTTCAGCGTTGGCCATGCCGCGCGCCACGAGCTGCGGCCACACGGTAAGCCCAGCCTGGTGAATAGCCACGCTCTTGAGCTAGGGCCAGCAGCTGCGGGAGGGTACGTGCTGCGGCGCGTTGCTGGCGGGCTGCGAGAGAAGCAGCAGCAGCGGCCTGGCGTTGCAGCTCGCGGAGCTCACCAGCTACGGCACGAGGCTGTCGGGTTGGCTCTGTGGCGCAGACTGTGCCGCAATAGGGACAGACAGGTGCGGGGCGAAATGCTGCGAAACAGGCCGGGCAGGTGCGGACTGTGGGGGCCTGTTGGCCGCCTGATTTACTGCTACGGGCAGCGGTGCCCTCTAGGGACCAGTCACGCGGATCATCAGGCCAGCCATGGCGGTGAACATTGCCAACGTGGTCGAGGATGATTGCCAACTTTTTGTCAACAGCAGGCCGCAGGACGCGGCCAACCTGCTGGAGGTAGAGCCCGAGGCTGGCGGTGGGGCGCAACAGGATGGCGCACGAGGCGGCTGGCACATCGAAGCCCTCGCTGACTACATCAACAGTGACGAGCACCTGGAGCTGCGCTGCCGCGAACGCCTGTACCACACGATCACGCGCGACTGGATCCGTTGAGCCGAGCAATGTGGCGGCGTGGATGCCTGCAGCGTTGAAGGATTCGCAAACGTGTTCTGCGTGGCGCTGTGAGCAGCAGAAGGCAATGGCCTGCTGGCCGCTAGCGAATCTGCGGTAGTGCGCGATCGCATCCCCGGTGACGGTTGGCTTGTCAAGCCGGGCCGCGGCGTCCTCGGTGGCGTAATCCCCAGCACGGCGCTTGATGCCCGATAAGTCCGCTACTTGCGGGGGTGCGTAGATACGTGCTGCTGTGAGGAAACTTGCAGAGACAAGGTCCCCGACAGACGGGCCGAGCACAAGGCGGTCGAAGACCGCTGATAGGCCGCGGCCATCCGCTCTGACGGGTGTGGCGGTGACTCCGAGGCGAAGGGCGTCAGGCCAGTGGGCCAATACGCGCCCCCATGAGCCAGCTGTGGCGTGGTGCGCTTCATCAATGACAATCAGATCTGGCTGGGTGTCGATTGAGCCCAGTCGCCGCGTGAGCGTTTGCACGGATGCCACCTGGATCGGTGCATCGGCGGCGGCGACACCAGCGGCGATGATGCCGTGCGGCACGTTGGCCAGGTCGAGCTTGCGACTGGTTTGGGCGATCAGCTCACGCCGGTGAACGAGGACTAGAGCTGACCGGCCACGAGCTGCGAGGCGGCTGAGAATGTCAGCGACGATGACGGTTTTGCCACCACCGGTGGGCAGGACCAACAGCGGAGCGCGTGCGCCGTCACGGTAAGCGAGGCGAAGGTTGTGGACGGCGCGTGACTGGTAAGTGCGGAGAGTGAGTGTCATCCGACTGGACCTGCTGACGCGGTAGTGGTATCCGAGTCGCAGGGGCAAATCATAAGTGAAAACAAAGACTTAGCAGGAAATTGCGGGGGATTTGATGACGCTTCAGGAAAATGCGGTAAAATGCAGGACGCATTCTGAACAGGAGGATTTGGACAACGCTGACTACCACCGCCACGCGGCGGTATCCAAAAGCCACCTCGATCTGATCGCCCGCTCTCCACTCCACTACTGGGCCAGGTACATCGACCCAAACAGGGTTGAGCCAGAACCCACACCAGCCATGGCTATCGGCTCCGCTGTGCACACGCATGTGCTGGAGCTCGACCAGTGGGATGCTCGTTACGTCACCTGCCCGGAAGGCATCGACCGCCGTACCAAGATGGGCAAGGCGGAGTGGGAGGCGTTCACTGTCGCCTCGACCGGCCGCACAGTTCTCAGCAAAGCTGACGCCCAGCTGGTGATGAAGATGGGCCACGCAGTGTGGTCGCATCCTGCGGCGGCCATGCTGCTGAAGCTCGACGGCCAGGCCGAGACCACACACATGTGGACCGACGAGGCCACAGGCTTGCAGTGCAAATGCCGGCCGGACTGGATGACCACTGACGGCAGCCTGGTGGTCGATCTGAAGACCACCGAAGACGCCAGCCCTGCGGGGTTCCGCAAGAGCATCAGCAGTTGGCGCTACCACGTTCAAGCGGCCTGGTACTTACGCGGCCTGGAGCAGGCCACCGGCCACCGGCCCGATCAGTTCATCTTTGTGTGCGTGGAGAAGAAACCACCGCATGCGGTCGCGGTCTATGCCGCCGATGCCGAGATGGTGATCGCCGGCGAGCGCCAGGCCAACGAAGATTTGCTCAAGCTGTTCGACTGCAAGATCAGCAACCGCTGGCCGAGCTACAGCGAACAGATTGAGCTGATCAGCCTGCCCAGCTGGATGCGTCCACGTCCAGACGGATCCATGCCCCAGCCCACTGAAATCGAAACTTACTGACCATGACCGACTCCACAGCAATCACGACCACACAATCCGCTGGCGTGTTCAGCGGCATCCAGGCGTTCGAGGACGCCCAGCGGATCGCCAAGGCGCTGGCGCAGAGCACACTGATCCCTCAGCAGTTCCAAGGCCAGCAGGGTTTCGCCAACTGCCTGGTGGCGTTGAACATCGCCCGCCGAATGCAGATGGACCCGCTGATGGTGATGCAGAACCTGCACATCATCCACGGCCGGCCCAGCTGGAGCAGCCAGTTCATCATCGGCCTGATCAACGGCTGCGGGCGGTTCAGCCCGCTGCGCTACGAGATCACCGGGAAGGGCGAAACGCTCGCATGCACGGCGGTCGCCACGGAGCTGAGCAGCGGCCAGGAGCTGCGCGGCCCTGAGGTAACGATGGTGATGGCGAAAAAAGAAGGGTGGGCCACGAAAACCGGGTCGAAATGGCTGACCATGCCAGAACTGATGATCCGTTACCGGGCCGCGGCGTTCTGGGGGCGGCTTTACATCCCCGACCTGCTGGTCGGCATTCAGACGCAGGAGGAGGTGCTGGACATTGAACCTGTCGACGTGACGCCAGTGGCGAACAAGCCTGCGCCGGTGGTCGTGAGTGAGTTGAACGAGAAAATCGAGAAGCCGGCAGCCAAAGCAGCGCCGGTCGCGGAGGAGGCGATTGATGACGATGAAATCTTCTGAGCAGCCTGGCTACCTGCGGCCAGCGGACCTGGTGACACGGTGGTGCAACACCGTGACGCTGAGCACGCTGGACAACTGGCGTAGCCAGAACCGCGGCCCGAGATTTGTAAAGATCGGAGGCCGTGTCCTTTACCCCGTGGCAGAGGTCGAAGCCTATGAGCTTCGCAATCTGCGCGGGCTTCCCAACCATCCACCTAACAATTCGAGGCCATGAGCTTCAAACTGAACCTCTCCATTTTCAAGAGCACCAAGCCGGAGTCGAAGATCGACTTCAGCGGGATGATGAACATCAAGGTGGAGGAGCTAGACGCCCTCTGCCGGTATGTCCTCAGCCAGACGCCTGACCAGTACGGGTCAGTGCAGGTGCCGATCAGTGGCTGGAAGAAGACCAGCCAGAAGGGGTTGGCGTATGTGAGCGCCGTTGCCCAGCCACCGCGTGACTATGTGGACAACGTGGCCCATAATTTAGCTGCCGCTACCGGCGGTGCTGTTTCTGAGTTGGAAGACGACGTCTTCTGACCAATAAAAAGGGGCGGCCCCGTAGCCGCCCCCAACATTCCACAACTCCACCCTACTGCTATGCAGACCAAGACCTTGCTCGTGACGCCGACCATGGCGCGCGACATGCTGACCAAGAATCCGCGTAACCGTTCGCTGCGCCGCAGCAACGTGCGCTACCTGGCGGAGGAGCTGAAGTCCGGCCGCTGGAAACTTACCCACCAGGGTGTGGCGGTGGCGACGGACGGCACGCTGCTCGACGGCCAGCACCGGCTGAGCGCGATCGTTGAAGCCAACGTGTCGGCGCTGCTCAACGTGAGCTTTGAGTGCGACCCGGACATGTTTAGCGTGATCGACACCGGCTCCGCTCGCACCCACGCAGACGTGCTGCGGATCTCTGGCGGTATCAGCAGCCAAGAGACCACCACCGGCGCTGCGGTGAAGCTGGTGTACCTCTACCGAGAGCAGCCGCACCTGACCTGGACCGGTGAGGTGTCGCGGATCTCATCGACGGTGGTGCTGGAGGAGTTCCAGAAAACACCGGAGCTGTACAACTGGGCGATCCGGCTGGCGAACCGGGCCAGGGGTGAGTTCAACGCACTGAGCCTTAAGTCCGCCACCGCTGCGTTCGCGATCATCGCGTTGCATCACGGCGAGGAGCACGGCATCGACGCAGACGGGATAGAGGCATTCGTGATGAGCGTTGCCACTGGCGCGAACATGGTCAAAGGCGACCCGCGGCACACATTCCGCCAGCAGCTGATCAACGGTTGGAACCCTGGCTCACTGAAGGGCGCACGGGCTTCCCAGGTGTGGCTGGCGTGTTGGATCAGGATCTTCAACCTGTATGTGGCCGGCATCCCGCTCAAGCTGTTCAAGACGCCGAACGTGACGCCGATGCCGAAGATCCTCGGGTGATTACATCAGCTCCAACTCCAGGCGCGCGATCTCATTGACCGCGGCCTGGAGCAACTCCTGCTGGTGGTAGCACTGTTTGAGGAGTTTGGCCGCAATCACCCCGGCTTCGGGATGGCGCTCCAGAGCGCGGCACTGTTTCTCGATGAAAAACTGTTTTTCAGGCGGTATTTCGACCGCCATCCACTGACCGAAATCCATTGTTCTCGGGGCGGCATTGCCCCATCGTGCCTATGAATTGCCCTGAATGCAGCGCAGCGGTGCATCGCATCCTGCAGGTGAACAACACGCGCCATGACCGAACGGTGCGGCAACGCAGCTGCGTGGAGTGCGGCCACCGGTGGTTCACCGTGGAGCTGGAGGTGAGCAAGTACGCGGTGTACTGGCAGCGGGTAGGCGAGAAGACCAGCGGTAAGCCGCAGGTGAAGAACAGCGCTGAGATGAAGCTGTCCCTCAACCTGGAGAGCATTGAGAAAGATTAACGCCCAGGTTGCTGCACTGCCGGCGGTGCCTCATACTTAGCTCACCGGGGCCGAGCGCCCCACTCGGCAGCCCAGAGGCTGCGCTGAACATGAGCATCATCAAAGAGCTGACCATTGTTGGCCGCCTTGTTGAAGTGAAAGACGGCGCTGCTCTCGTCACCTTCAAGTTGGGTGACATGCCCACTGGCGTCATCAAGGCCGAAGGTCTCAACGAGATCGAAACGACCGAAAACGGTGCCCTGGTTGGCTTGATCCTGCGTAACGCCAAGCGCGACGATCTGGGCATCTGGGTGGGCAAAGCCACCAGCCTGTATCGCCTCGGTAAGGCCTGAGCCCTCCGGGGCTCCCCACCACTCCAACACCATGACTTCACTTTCAGACGCCCACGCTGCCTATATGCAGCGCAATGCTCAGATGCGCCAGAACGCTGGCACCTGGCTACTCAAGAATCGCAACGCTCTGCAGCTCTGCCAGTCCGTGCTGATCGACAAGTGGTATTCCACTCACGAGCAGTTGCACGAAAACGAAAATCACAGCGATGAGCTCTGCGGCTTCCTCTCTGAGATCGAAGACGCTGTTGACCTGCTCGGCAGCGTCGTTGCCGATCTCCGCCAGCAGCGTTTCTGGCCCGAGCCGGAACAGACCCTCAAGCCCGCCAACGACACCGAGGTGAGCCAGTGATCAACCGCATCAACAACGCCATCTGCTTCCTGATCGCCGCGGCCGCCTTTGCCATGATCGGCCTGGAGGCCAGCGGTCACCACGGCATGACCCACAGCGGCACTCAAGTGGAGGTGCGCCGGTGACTACCCCACGCCGCTTCTACTTCACGATCAAATCCGCCAACGTTTGTGAATGTGTGTTGGCCCACAGCCTGACGGAGGCCAAACTGATCGCCGCCGACCACTGGCTCCCCTGGTGGAACGAGCTGGAATGGCTGAATCCCGAGTCCACCTCTGACCCGAACATCCATGCCTGATGCACCAGCCGGTTCGATGCTGCCCTGGCAGTGGGCAGAAGATGGGCCGACCAGTCAGCACGGCGACGGCATCAGCAGGCCCAACCCCAAAGCCCGCACGAAGCTGTACCGCGTGATGGTCTACCCCCGTGGCGCTCGGCCGATGATGTGGACCACTCACGCCGAGAACGTCAAAGCGGCGATCCGCTACGCGCAGAACCGCTGGCCCGGCGCTGAGGTGGAGGTGGCATGAACGACATTCGCGCCAGAATCCATCAGCTGATCACCGACAGCGGCACCTACCGCCAAGGGCAGCAGGACGAACGCCGACGCCTCAGCCAACTGATCGACATCCGCATTGACCAGCTGCGTGGCACTGCCGGCATCCGTAACCGCGAACAGCTCTGCGCTGAGCTGCTCAACATCCGCCAGCAACTGAATCCGTGAAAGCCACCTTCCTTGACGATCAACGCCACGAAATGATGGAGGCTTTGTACCGGGCCAGTGGCCGCTCCTGCGGCACCTACACCGGCCTATGGGAGGAGTTCTGCCGAGACATTGCCGCAAACTTCCGCGACACCTATTACCCAGACCTGTTCGCCAAGGTGGTGAAGGCCATGGACGCCAGCGAGTCAGTGATGACTGAGAAACAGGCGCAGCAGGCCATCGAGGTCTGCCGTCAGCAGTTGCTGGGGGAGCGGTGGCAGTGAGGCCACCAACGCGCACCAGCTTTAAGCCGGGCCATGTGCCGGGTAACGCTGTGCTGACACCACAGAACGCTGTAGACATGCGCAAGTTGTACCTGGCTGGCTATGAGCTCAGCGATCTGGCGCGCATCTATGGCGTGACGTATCAACATGCCTGGTCCATCGTGAACCGCATCAAATGGAAGAACGCAGAGCAGCAGATCTGATCAATAGCCCACCGCATTACCGGCAGGGCAGCATCGAATGCGTCGATGCGATCCAAGCGGCACTCACGCCCGAGGAGTTCCGTGGCTACTGCAAGGGCAACGCGCTGAAATACATCTGGCGCGAACGGCACAAGGGCGACACCGAGTCGCTGTTGAAGGCCGCCTGGTATCTCGCCAAACTGAAGCAATGTTCTACCTCCCAGGGCTGAATCTGATCGAGCGGATAGCGCTGCGGATCTTGTGCCGCAGTCCACGCACCTCGCTGGTGGTGGTCAAGGAGCTCCACTGGCCGGCGGTGTTCGTCGCCTCGAACCCTGCTGATCCGATTGCCGCGCACGTCACGCAGGGCGAAGCCGAGCCAGCGTCGATGCAGCTGGAGCGGATCTACCACCAGCCGGCATACGGGGAGGAGGAGTGATCAGTCTGCACGCCGGCCGTTTGCTGCTGGTGTGCAGCCGCTCCGATCGGACGTGGCACGCGCGGGTGGTGCTGGGCCCCAAGCCAGAACACCAGCTGGAGGCAGATACCGGCACCGTCCACCTGCAGGATGCGCTGCTGCGGGCCCAGTCGATTTACCAGGCGGCCCTGGTGCAGCTGCGGCCAGCTGGCGGCCAGCGAATGTGCTGGGATTGCCTGCAGTGGGATCTGGCTCGCAATCGGTGCGAGTTAGGCATCCCAGAAGCGAAGCGCACAGGCGGACGTTTCGCACCGAACTGCGAGATGTACGAGGCCGCGATCCGCTCGGCAGACTGAGGTTGATCGCCCTGGTGCCGTGTCTAGCCGGGACTACAACACGCCTGTTCGTGAGCCGTGGAACGTGCTCATTCACCAGGCCCTGCAGGGCGTTGATCGGCACAACAATCTTTGGTTTGCCACACGCGACAGCTGGCACCTGCAGCAGGCCCAAGTGCTGCGCGACTATGTGAGCAGCCTGAAAACATGGATCCACCGCGAGGAGGGCCGGCGATGAGTGAGCCCACTGTGATCAGCCGCAGCGAACGCGACGGCGGATGGATCGAGACGTTGGAACCGGCTGGTGGCGGCGAGCTGTATTACCGCAGTTGCGTGGGTGGCATCTGCCGGTACAGCAGCGACCTGTGGCAGGCGGAGATGTACCTGGATCAGCTGCTGGCGCGATGAATTACCCGCCGATTGTGATCTTCGGGCTGACGTGGCTAGGCGGCATGCTGCTCGCCACCATCTGGCTGACGATGTTCTGAGTTCAGCCACTCAGCGATAGCCCACTCACCCAGGGCAGACCAGAACGGCTGGGCCCTGTACCAATCCACCCAGGGCTTGTGGCCTTTCTGCGAGTTGCACATCAGGCAGCAGCTCACCAGGTTTTCACGAACGGTGAGACCGCCGTGGACCTTGGGGATGACGTGGTCGAGGGTAGGGGATCGGCCGAGCGGATCGCCACAGTAGGCGCACTGGTAGTTCCAGGCGAGGTGGATCTGATCACGGGCTGAGCGCCGGGTGACCAGGCGCGTTTCGTCAATGTGGTGTTGATCCACAGGAGATGTCCGGCGGCAGGGGGACGGCGTTCACCTCGATGTCGATGATGTCGTCGTCGCTGGGGATGAACTCGGCGATGTGGCTGTAGATGTCGGCCGGTAGGTCGTCGGGTTCGCTGTCGGATCTGAAGATGAGCTTGGCGGAGATCTCTACGAAGAACGCCCGCATGGGCCTGCCGCCGCTTGGCTAACGGTAGCGACGACAACCTGAATTTAGATTCGCAACGCCCCATCCCCCGTTAGCACCGCCGATAGTGCATACTTAGTTCACCGGGGGCACCGCTCCCACCGCTCTCCGATCCATGACCGTCCTCACCGTCACCCTCCCCAACGGCACCATCGCCAAGCGCCGCACCGAGCGCGCCTACACACACGCTGTTTGCTCTGACACCAAAGTGCTCAGCTTTTGCGGTTCCTTCGCCCTGGCCCAGAAGCGCATTGCCTCCATCAGCTGCCCCCGGATCCGGGCGATGCACCAGATCCTGCCCGTCAACGCCTGATTTTCACCGGGCCGCTCCGGCGGCCCTCTCCACCTCCACCGCACTCTCCACCATGACTTCCTTCCCCACCATCTACCTCGGCCTTCGCGATCTCGCCTACAGCTTCAGCCCCGACGGCAAGCGGTGCCTGGTTGATCGCTGGCAGGATCTGCTGATGCTCCTCCACGATGAGGAGCTGCCGAATGACTGGCGCTTCGAGACCACCTGCGCGCTGGCCCACAGCTTCCTGGAGTGCGCCGAGGAGGAGCGTGACGAGGTGTGGGGTGCCGCGGAGTTCCAGGATCAGATCGAGGAGATCGTCGATCGCCTGGTGGACGACTACAACGGCCCGCTGCTCGCCTGGGTGGCGGAGGTGCCCTCCCGCGCCGCGTTCAGCGAGCCCGAACGCTGGTCATTTGACGACGCTGCTGACATCATCGAGCGGGTCCGGGCCCGCCAGTACGAGGTCATCGAGGAGATGGCCTGGCACCTGATCAGCTACCTCGACGAAAATCTCGCCGCATGAACTTCGCCCTCCGCATCGGCCCGTGGCACATCGGGCCGTTCACCACTCACATTGCCGCGCAGACGTGGGCGGAGGTGCATGGGTGCGACGATTTCACCCTGATTCCGCTCGATGATCCAGCTGAGGCCCCAGGCCGGATTAAGCGGCAGCGGATGGCACCACTGAAACATCCGATGGAGCGGTGAAGTGTGGCTGCTCGGGCACGCCAGCCCGGTTACCACTGCCCGCTACGCGCACCTGGTGGACGACAAGGCCGCGAGCCTAGCGGCACTGGTGGCGGGGCAGATAAAAGCCCCAGGCCGCTGACTGCCTGAGGCTTGGGCTCTCCACGAACACAGCCTAGTACGGCCAGCGCAGGCGGGGGCTGCCTCTGCGGATGCCGACATGCACGAAGCCGCGGTGTGCGCCGAGGCCGAGGCTGTAGGGCCACTCCTTGTCGATCCACGCCTGCACGGCGTTGATGTCGGCACCATCAACGAAGAAGTCCACGGCACCTTCACCGGGCACGCTGTAGAGGTGCTCGCTGCCGCTGGCGCCACCCACCAGCTTGTTGATGGCCGCGGGCCTGTAGCCCGAGGTGATCACCACCGGCTTGCCGCCGAACTGGGTGCGGACGCGCTCCATGAACTGCGCCAGGCGGATTGCGGTGTCGCACTGGTGCTGGTGATCGAAGCGCCTGGCCTCTTGGCCCAGGGCGAACTCGCCGTAGGTGACGTGAGGTGTGAGCTTCTGGCTGAAGGGTGACTCGGGCGTGAACATCGCTGAGATGGGCCCGGTGGTCTGCCGCTCACGGCCCCACAGATCGCCTTCTGCGATGCGTCGGCGCTTCAGGCCGGCCTCCACATTGCTGCCAGGGTTCCTGTACAACAGCAGGGCATCAGGCACACCGGCCCAGTCCTTCTCGCGCAGCCGTTTGCTGATGGTCTCGAACCCCTTAGAGCCGTAGAAGCCAGAGCCGAGGTTGTAGGCGAAGCTGATCAGCGCGCACTTCTGATGGTCGGCCATCTCGCCCCAGTAGGGCACGGTGGTGCGGAGCTTCTCAGCGATGCGGTCCACCTCCAGGCGGAGCAGCATGTCAGCTTCCACCATGTTGAGCCTGTGGCCGGGCTGCACGGGCCGGCCGTCGCTGTAGCGGGTGGTGCCGTAGCCGATCGTCCAGGGTTCGCCACCGCTGAGCGGGTCAGGGTAGGCGTCGAGGTGGCAGCCTTCAAAGTCCTTGATCAGTTTGAGTGCCCCGGCCAGGTCTACCTGTTTGCCGTCCTGGCTCCAGGTATTGAACCAGGCCCGGTCACGGCGCATCGCAGCGGCGTAACCGTTCAGTGCCAGGTCCTGCTCCAGCTGCCCGATGGCTGCGGCCTGATGTGGCAGCCCTTTGTAGAACCGGAACAGTTGCTCCAGCGTGATCGGGGCTGCGTTAGCCATGCTCAGCGGCGCTTAGGGAACATCAGACGGCCGGCCTGGAGGAGGAGCTGGATCCAGCTGTTCGACTTCAGGGGGCTGAGGGCAATGATTTCAGAGCCGGCAGCGATGACGATCGCCACGATGGCGGCGGTTTCAGCAGACACAGCATCCATGGGTGAGTGCTCCAGAATTATGGGCGCATTTCAAGGGCGCGCACACGCTTATCGAGATCTGCCAGTTCTGAGCGTGCGTCGATCTTCAATTCTTCAACCGATTTCGCCATCTGCACGAGAGTCGCTTCGATGCGCGCTGACTGCACCTGCATCGAGATCAGAAGCGCCCCGATGGCGACCATGCCAGCGGCCAATGCTGCGGGGAGAGAAGCAGCGAAGACGCCGCTAACGGTCTTGGGATCGTCCGCCATCGGGGCGCGCCAGCTCGATCACATGGTAACGATCGAAAGGGTCGGGCCTTCCGGCGAGGATGGCAACAGCGCGTCTGTAGTAGTGGTTCTCAGTCTGTCCAACACGCTCTAGGTGGTCTCGGATCTTGCGCCAGTTTTCGAGCGTGTCCCGGTCCATTACCGGCCCTGCCCTCTGAGGGGCTTACGGCCGCGGCGGCGCGGGCGTGATTGCTGCCCGTAGCCCTGCCGGGTGGTCTTGGGGGGACCGGGCTGGTGCTCAATGCGAGCGGTGCCGGTCTTAGAGCGGACGGCCATCAGTCGGTGGGCGGTGCGGGCTCATCCGCCGGCAGCGGGGTGTTGCCTTCCTCCAGCCAGCGCAGGTACTCGGCGTAATCAACATTCGCCGTATCGAACGGGATGAAGGCGTTGTCGGTGAGGCGCTTGATCACGTCCTCGTTGATCTTGCCAGAGGGCATTTTGACGAACTGGTACATGATCAAAGTTCCGCAGAAGCTGTGTAGTGAAAACCAAGGCCATGCGCTTGGGTAACGCTAGTGCTATAAACATTGCCTTGAAACCCTGTAACGGAAATGTAATTAAATTCCCCCGTTAAATTTGTACTTAGGTCAAAATTTCTTATTTGAGCAGAAGTGCCAGTACTTGGGTTGTACATAGTCATTGTTGGCTGACTTCTTTTGTAAGCAGCAAAATTAATTCTTGCACCTTGATACGAACCTGTAGCTTGGGCATACCAACCAATGCACCGAGTTGGGTTGGTGGTGGAACCAACAGCATTTCCGGGTTCGTACGAAGTCTCAAAATACCTCTGACACAACGCCAGCTCCTGCCCATAACTCCGCCGCTCAAACGGGGTGGCGACGGAGCCGGCTTCCAGTTGCACGCCGGTGATGTAGAACGTGGCTCCGTTGGTGCCGACCACGCTGGTGGCTCCGGTGGGTGCATAAAAAGTATTACTTGTAATCCACGATCCAGCCGTGCTGGTGCCTGAACTGCCAACACCTAAGCTAAAAAATAGACTAAACGCTAAGGAGTTGTCCGTTGGAAATGCTGCCGTTCCTCCAGTAGTTGGACCAACAACAGTGATTGTTTTCTGTTCCCAAGTATTTGCCGAATTAACTGTGTAGGAAAATAAGTAACAGTTGTTGGCGGCATTAGAAGCAAGAGAGCCTCCAAAAGTGCCGGTCAAAGATGATCTAACCCAAAATGAGATGGTAATCGAGGACGCACCTGCTGAACCCCATCCAAGGTCAGCGGTATTAAATCCCTCAAATCTATGAGCAAGCAGAAATACATCGCTGGCTGTTACTGAATACGCCGAAGACGAAGTAACGCCCAAATAGTTGGTAAATCCCGTCGGAGGCGTAACAGAACCTGCATTTCTTTGCACTGTGTATTTAGACGCCTGACTGGCATAACCCGCCCAACGATCCAGTGTGTAGGTATAAGCACCACTAGCAGGCGTCACACTCGCCCCAGCATTGCGCTGGTCGATCCGCATGTCGCCGTTGATGATGCGGTTCCTGCCACTCAAACTCCCCTCAGTGGGATAGCTGAGGCCGTTGAGCGTGGCGCGGCTGTTGGCGTCCAGCACGATGGCCGGCGATGCTGCAGAGGCGTGTTGCAGGTTGGTTGTTTTGAGCGTGCTCATGGGGTCACCTCCTCATCGGGGTACGGGAACGACAGCTGGATGGCTGCAACTGCAGTTTTCCAATCGTCCATCGTTGCTTCACCGCGCTGAGCCTTGAAGAAGATCGGGTCAGACTCGGCGGCGTAGGCAGCGGCTCGGTTACGGCGTGCAGTTTCCAGCGCCTGCTCCTTGGCAACGATGACCGCTGCTGCATCGACCTTGGCTTGATCGAGCTGCACTTGATTGCCGTCGGCGTCAAAGGCTCCAGTGCCATCGTCAATGGTGACGACGTTTGGGTAAGCGCGATAAATAGCTGGGTGATTAAGAGTCATGCTGCCACCTCCATTGCAATCAAAGAAGAAATACAGCGAGGATCGTATCCTGTTGTGTCTCTATCAGAAACCATTCTGTTCAAATAACCTGTTAAAGTAGTTGAGTTATTCCACATAACTGAATAAGTAATAGCAGATACGCCACCAGCAGTATCTCTATACATCATTGGAATTGCACTCATGATATTGGTGCCACTTATGCCGTCACCAGGAATAAACACGGAGGTCTGTCTTGGCCGGTTGCTTGCAGCATCGCCAATAGCAGCAGTGATTACGCTTCCATTTTTTCCAAAGTAGAAACCAAGACCCCAATCATTGGAATCATACGAAGCGGAAATTGAAGCCATCAATAAGATTGTGTTGCTTGAATTTGCCGGAGTTAAAGTCACGGTCAAACCAGTTATTACTGACGCAGTGGTGGAAGCTGTGGAGGCTGTGTCAGTTTTAATTGCACTCACCACCTGCAAAATCTTGCTGCTAGTCACCGTCGACCAGCTCAGACTGCCTGATCCATTGGTGGTCAGCACCTGGCCGTTGGTGCCATTCCCCGTCGGCAGCACCAGCGTGTTAGAGCCAGCCACCGCCGGAGCGTCGATCTCGGTGTAGCCCGAGGTGGAGCCGTTCAGTCTGAGTGTCATGGGGTCACC